AGCCCAGCCGCTGTAACCACTCCGAGCTCGCCCAAGCTTCGTGCCCCACTCTCCACCAGCCCGTCCCGTTTGTTTCGTAGACGGGCACGATTGCCTGACTTTGCAGCCAGTCTGCTTCAGGGCGCAAGTTGCCGGCAGGGGTAAAACGAGTCCGCAAGCGGATCGGCGGCGTTGTAACTACCTTCGCGTCAAATAGCTTTACCTGCTCTTCAGGCGGTTCTGGTTCTGGCGGCAATTCCTCTCCAAGCCCAAAAAAGGCGGCAATTTCTTTATTTCCAGTATTCCACCTGTCAATATCAACATAATGTGAAGCCACGCCAAATTCACTGCCATTTCCCCTCTCGCAGGTCTGGTGAATAAGCCAATTGTCCACGCCATTTGGCAGGGCAGGCGGTGGGGTAGCTTCCGGCGTGTAGAGTGGAGACGGGAGCGGTTTGCGGTAACCAGCCAGCCACCAGTCCAATTTTGGCAGGCGGCTAACGTCGAGAAACTGATTGATCCATGAGGCGCGGCTGTAAATCACAGGATAGCGTCCTATATTTTCAAGGATTATGGCAAGGCATTCTAATAGCGTGTCTGTAATGCGCGTTTTGTTGTAGCCATGATCGAGTTCCACATCAAGTACCAGGCGGTCGTGTTCACCCGGGTTGACAGTCTGTAAGAAGTGGTCAACCTGCCTTTGCGCGTCTTCACCTGGATAGATGACGTGATAGGCAAGGCGGGGTAGCTTAGCCAACGCCCAATTCCGTTGGAATTTTGGGTCAACGTAGCCCCAAGATACGGTTGCCCTAATGCCGATAAACTCCGCTTTGTTGTTTAATATATCGAAATTTACGTCACCTTGATATTTGCTGACGTCCACACCAATTGGGAATGATGTAGTCATTTTCGCTTGCCTTTCATCATTCAATCTCATAAGTAATCTCAATCCCTAAAGTGTCTCCATCTCCCCACGTAAATGGGACGGTGGCAGAAATATTTGACGAATTTGAACCTTGAGTTGGGTCATTAAATAATTTTATAACCGTTGTACTGACAACTGGGCTTATCTGTGCTATGCGCTCATAGTTTGCCGTGCCAAACTTTCTGATATGCGCCACTCCACAAAAGATTATGCCAGAGGTATTTTTTGCAGTTTTTGGCAGGCTGAATGACCAGTTGCCCGAGCCGTAGGTAGTCGTTGAACCCATCGTAAGTCCAATTATGAGAATGCAAGTTTTGCCAATTTGAGTATATCTGCCTGCCAGAGTGCCATTGCCGATTGAGGGGTTTGTAGTGTCTGCAGTCCAGCTCACGGTATAAGACTGCCATGCGCCTACTGGCTGTTCCTTTACCTGCAGCCGTTCCACTTCGCGTTCCAGCCGCTTCAGGCGCTCAATTAACTTCTCGTCAAAATTGCTCATAGTTCACCTCGCAGCTTGATGTCCAATTGTTCGCCGCCGTCTTGGTCTACTTTTACCCGCACGCTGCTAACTCTGCAATCTACGAAGTAGCCAAACGCCTCCGCGCTTAGCACATCCCCAAATTGATAGTGAATGTTATATTGCATTCCAGGCGTGTCATGCAGCTTGCCAGTCAACACTTGACGTGGGCGGAATTCATCCAGCGCGGCGTCGCCATCCGCCTCAAGCGCGGCGGTGGTAGAATCGTCCCGTGAATCCTTAAAGTATTCACGCCTATTCCACTTGCTCGTGCTCATACGTGCGTCATTCGTACGTGTTACCCATGTCCGCGCGGAATCTTCCCCTTGCCCGGCAACTAATACCACATTGCGCTCATCAGCGTGGTAAGTGCCAAACGAAGCTTCGCTCAAGTTGCCGTATTGCCTGCCAACTAAGCGCGGATCTCCAGAGGCGCGCCCGTGATTTTGCCCACGCTGCCCGGTATAAGTCCGAAATTCAAATTGTCCCGGCGCGGTTCTAACCACATCGAAGCCAAGCCAAATGTCGTTAGTTTCCTGCGCCACTTCGCATATTTCTTGCAAAGTAGTCAATACATTCCGATAGGCAAAGTCCTTAGTAATACTTGCCCCGCCCGCGCTCAAGTCCGGCGCGCAAGTTAGTTTTGTTCGCGTTGCAACGCCTGAAGCCGCGCCTAATTGTTCGCTAACAATTGCCTTCAACATGTCGTCCGGGCTATCTGTCTTTGAAGCAGCCGCGCTGCCCGCATACGCCCAAACGATTGCCGTATCCAGCAGCCAGTTCGCGTCAAAGGCAGTCAGCCGAATGTACTCAGCCCCTTCGCTGTCCGCCCAGAACTCCCAGTCTTGCAGAAAATAGGCGGTTTCGTTTTGCAGTTCCAGCACGCCGCGCTTTTCCCTCCACACCTCGAAGATGTCGCCAACGCTGAATTGGTCGTATTGCAACAAGCCGCGCGGTAAGTTGACAACCAAACTTCCAATAGCGTTCTGCGTTTTGATGTATTCAAGCGAATTGAACGCCTGAATTACGCCTTTTCTGACGCCCTCGTGCGTGTACCAAACTAACTCGTATCTCACAGTAACGCTCCGTCAAGCCCCCAAAATTGCGGCGTCCATTGAATCCACGCGCCGCTTGCGGTAGTGGTGTCGGTCATAAAAACAGAAATATTGTTCGCGCCCGGCGTGAGATAAAAGTCGCCATAATCCGATCCCGGCACAACGTAGCGCATCAGGTTGCCGCGTCCTTCCCAGCCGCCTTTGAATTGCAAGTTGAGCGGGTCAAAGCTTAGGTTTATCCACTCGCCCGCCCGCAGCGTCAGCCCGTCAAACATCACCGATTTGCCGGTCGTGTAATTTGTGATAGCCTTAAGCGTGCCCGGTCCGTGAATCTGTATGAACGGATATGTGTTCGCGCTTGCGCTTGTTACGTTCAGGTTGAGAGCCACTACGCCTGTCTTAGCCGTTCCTGTAAAATTTCCGCCGATATAGAGCGAACCGTCTGAAGCGGGCAAAACAGCGTAAACCGCTGCCGTTCCAGGCAGGTCAATATCGAGCGGTTGCCATGCCCCATTAGACCAGACAGCAACACGATCTGCAATAGTTATTCCACCAGCAACGGTAAAAAAGCCAGAAACATAGACTTTGCCGGAATTTACTTCAATTGTGGAAACATTTCCGTTCGCGCCAGTTCCCAGCGATTCCCAAGCACTTCCAGTCCACTTCGCAATATAATCTGCGTTTGCTATCCCACCGGCGTTGGTAAAATCTCCACCGACATAAAGATAGCCGGACGCGCCAAAAGCAAGAGTGTGAACCGCGCCGTTAATGTCGGTGTTGTTGCCTACTGGCGAGAATGCGCTTCCATCCCACTTGCATAGATAAGGATAATCGGTGTTGGTAAAAGATCCGCCGATGTATAAATCCCCATTAGGCGCAAACTCTAACGCACAAACAGTCATATTTAACCCAGTTGACAGTGCGCTCCATCCCGTTCCATTCCATTTTGCTATAAAAGCTGTACCTAAAACGCCGCTTGCGTTACTAAAACTTCCCCCTACATACACATCGCCGTTTGAGTCAATCGCAATTGCGTGAACATCCGAACCAATCGGCGACAATCCTAAGCTAAGTGAGGAAACTGTTCCAGTAGATATATCAACTTTTACTATCCCGTTTCCATTAGTGTCGCCTAAATGTAAAAAATCACCAGCAATATACAAATCCCCGTTTGCGTCAAAAGCCATTGCGCCAACAACATTCGCATTAACTCCCGCAATCACCGCCTCCCACGCTTCCGTTACCGGATTCCACCTTGCGAGATAATCTGCGCCCGCAACACCGCCTGCGTCTGTAAAAGCACCCCCCACATAAATCTTGCCGTCCGGCCCTTCCGCCATGCACGAAACCCAGCCATTCAGCCCGGTAATCAGACTCGCATACGCACTGCCAGTCCACTTGCACCAGTTGCCGTCCTTATCGCGCTTGACGATGCGTTTGGCGGGAAATTCAGCATACAAGTCGAGCTCCTTGCCTTCGTTATACGCGCCCTGTAGAAGCCCGCTGGGGATGGTGAAATTGAGCATTTCCCGTTGGTAGACGGGCATGTCAGGTATGTCATTGTGGCTCGGTTGAAACACGCAATGAATATCAATAGGGTTAGTGGCTTCATTCCCATTCGCGTCAAACCCCTGGTAGCGGATAATACGCGTTTGCCCTTCGGCCAAGTCCGGGCGCAGGGCGTCCAGAATGACTTTTCTATTAGCCTGCAAATCTCCCTGATTGTCTCCAGAATAAGCAAGCACCAGCGTGAAGTTCCGGCTTTTGCGGATGTGCGTTTGGTACATATCGCCGCCGGAAGTCATCTTGGTCATGATCTGATTCCAGTCGCCCATGCCTAAGCCATAAGAGGTTATCACCTTTGCATAATCATTGATGCAGATTAATTCCCCACCAGCCGCCGTTGTGCCCGGTCTGTACGAAGACGAATTTCTGGCAGCACCCGTCCACCTGCAGCCAGGTTCGTAGCCGTGAATGAAAGTGGTAGCCTTGCTTTCCTGCTCAAACTGGACGCCGTCAACGTAGAATGGCAAAGTAGAACTGACCGCATCTCTGGTAATTTGCACTCTGTAATTAGTTACACTTTCAGTTGCTGATAAAGTAACCTCCATCCTTTGCCAATAGCCAGTGGCGGTAAAAGTTTTGGTTGCTCTGGCTGTACCCGTAGAAGTGGCAATAACAATGCGCATCCGTTGACCAGCAACGCCTTTTACGTCACAGCTAAATGTATATTTAAGACCGCTGGTTACTTTCAACCCGCGATTGTAATAAGCCGTCCCAGCCGTTCCGCTTACAGGCGTTACTTTCATAGAATAAGCATTGCGCCGTGTTTCATCTCCAGAGAGAGAAAGCGAGGCATTAGTACCCCTCCAGTAGGTTACGCCTTCAGGCGGGTCAAAACGAGGATTCCAAATCTCGTTCCGCCCTGCCTTTGGCTTGATAATCCAGAACTTCATTTGTTCCAACTTAGGTGCCGTCATCCGTTCCAAGCCTCCATTAATTCAAATGCCATTTTTATATCCATCGGGTTGGCGGTAGTTGGCATGACCAGATTGTAGGTGTTGCCGGTTTTGCCGTTGCCGCCTAACAGCTCCAATAGCTTATCGTTCGATATTACTTGCCCGCTTTCGTTAGGCATAAACAGTTCCATCCCACGCTCCCCAACGATGTAAGGCGTGCCTGCATCTACATTGCCGCCGGACGCGCGTGTGCCTTCTCCGTACGTCGGTCCCGTGTAATTCTCATACGGATCATAATTTCCGTAAGTTTCATAGTAAGTCCTTACAAACACACGCTGCTCTTTGTCCAGCAGAACGTATTGCTCTAACAAGTCGAAAGTGGCAAACGCAGCGGTAGCGTCTACGGTTACGTTGCCGGTCTTTTCGTCAATCTCCAGCCCATTGATTGTTTCAATTGCATTGCCATAAGCCTTCA